GTTCAAGAAATTAGAGCAAGAGCAATTGAAGATTATCCTAATGTTGTATTAACAACCAGAGATGGTAATACTCTTATTGAACATTTCCAAGTTGGTGATACAATCATAGGTCAAACCTCTGGTGCAACTGGTGTGATACTAAAACGCAATTTAGATCTAGGTCAGATATTTATAAAACCAATAAATGGTCTAACTTTTATAAGTACTGAAGTTATTAGAGATAACAGTGATCCTGAGTTCCCTCAATCAGTCCAACTTGTTTCTGCTGTAAATGAGTATAATGCAATACATCATTATGAGGATGGTAACGGTGTATGGACAGATATAGATCCATTTTCAGCACCAAGTGTTTTATTAACTCCTGTAACTTATCTTGACCGTTATCAATCTGCAAATGATGAATTAAGAAAAATAAAAGTTATAAAAAGATCCGCAATTAATCAAATTGCAAAAGCTTATCAGGAAGCATTTAGAACAGCATAATGAATAAAGATATTAATAAAAATATTCTTGAAGAAGTGCATAAAATTGCATTATACTCTACTGCAGAATATGTAGTAGAACATATGCATAATATCTTGCCAGAAAAAAATTGGAAAGATGTACATACAAAAGCAATTAAACAAATTTTAAATGATGGATTAATTTTAGAATTTGGAGTTTACTCTGGAGAAACTATTAATCACATTGCAAGACATTTACAATCAAGAAAAGTTCATGGTTTTGATTCATTTGAAGGTTTACCTGAAGCATGGATGCCAGGATACGATAAAGGTAGATTTAAAAGAAATGATATTCCTGAAGTATCAGGAAATGTAAAATTACATATCGGTTGGTTTAAAGATAGTATTCCTAAATTTTTAAAAGATTATAATGAAAAAATTGCATATCTTCATGTAGACTGTGATTTGTATAGCTCAACCAAAACAATTTTTGATTTATTAGGACATTTAATTAAAAAAGGTACTATTATTGTATTTGATGAATACTTTAATTATCCTGGATGGAAAAATGGTGAGTATAAAGCTTTTCAAGAGTTTGTAAATAGTAATAATATTAGTTATGAATATTTAACATATAATTGTGTATCAGAACAAGTTGCTGTAAAAATAGTGGAAACTAATTAATGGTTGGTACACCACAAAATAGAGCGGAAACACCGTTTGATTATGAACTGGAAAGAGCTATAATAACCTCACCTCAGTTTAATGATGGTGCTACTCTTGATATTAAAAATGTAATTACAGATATTGAAATTTTCGAGCATTTAGATAAGCCTTATCTAACTGGTAATATTATTCTTGTCGACGATAATAATATTTACAATAACGTTAATTTTTCTGGTTCCGAAAAAATATCATTAAGATTTAGATTACCTGATGCTGATGCAATACCTATTGATAAAGATTTTATTATTGAAAAAACTATAAAAAATGCAAGAGGCAACGATAAACAGTCTGCAATTCTTTTTCACATTGTTGAACAACACGCATTTGATTCTACAATTATAAATGTAAATAAAGCTTATACTGGTAAACCTGTAGAGATTATCCAAAAAATTATTACTGATAATCTAGGTAAGGAATTTTCAACACCAATTATTTTAGATGCTCAAGAACCAATGAAGGTTTTAATACCAAACCTTACTCCATTACAAGCAGCAACTTGGATTCGTGATAGAGCAACAACAATTGACGGTGTTCCTTTTTATTTTTTTGCTACATTAGCAAATGATAAGCTTCATATAATTCCGTTAGATGATATGCTTGCTACTGCACCTGATTCTAGACCGTATGTTTACTCACAAATATCAGCATCATTATTAGTATCAAGATCTATAGATGAACAAGCCTATTTAATACAGGAATTTAGTACTAGATCAAATGATAATATTATATCACTTGTAAAAATGGGTTATGTAGGCTCACAGAATTATTTTTATAATTCAATTACCGGAAATTTTGTAGATAATAGAGGTACATTTTTTAATCTATCAGAAGTTTTAAATACCTTAAAAAATAAAGATATAATTCGTAATAATCAAAATCAATTCGGTTATGCAAGTAATTATAAATTAAATAATGTTTCATTTACACAATTAAAATCTGTGGTTCGTACTGATATTACACCTACAAATACATACAATAATATTAATAATTATAGTCAAGCTTCAGATGCAAACAAACATAAATTAAAAATTGTTTCTGAGGCATTAAGAGAATTAATAGTAAGAAATTCAATTGATATTGCATTACCAGGACGCAATTTTCTAAATGGCAGATATAGTAATACAATTGGTAATCAAATTAGATTAAGATTTCTTTCAACATCGACTGCATCTAGACCTGGTACTGAACAAATAGATACTAAAAAATCTGGTGATTATTTAATGTATGCAGTAAAGCATCATTTTAAAAAAGAAAGATATGATGTGATTGCAAGTTGTGTTAAGCTTGCAGATCTAAATGAGGAGCCACCTGAATGAGTTTCTATGGTGATAATATTAATAGATTCTTTTTTGGTATTGTTGTTAATAATAATGATGCTGATTTAAATCTTGGTAGAGTTCAAATTAGAATCCCTGGTTTACACAGCTCAGAAATTCGTAATTATGACCTACCTTGGGCACAAGTTATGTTACCAACAACTGAGCCAGGTGTAGGTGGTGTTGGAGCAAACCCTATGATTGCAAATGGTGCTCAAGTATTTGGTGTGTTTTTGGATGGAAAAGATTCACAGATTCCTTTGGTACTCGGCACAGTACCTAAAATTGATAGACCATCAGTACAACAAAGATCTACATTTATCGGTGATACAATACCACCTGCATATACTACAACTAGTCAAGATAACGGACCAAGAAATGGATCAAGGATTATACCTCCTGAATCATTAGAAGGTTCAACTAATGCAGAAAAAGTATATAGATTTTTTGTAAATAATGGATTTAATCCAGAACAAGCTGCAGGTTGGGTTGGTAATTTTGCTGTAGAATCTACGGTCAATATTGACCCAACCGCTTATAATCCAAACGATGTTGGTGCTGAAGCCTTCGGTATTGCCCAGTGGCGAAAGGAAAGATATGATGCACTAAGAGCTTGGGCAGGAGAAACTGCACAAGATTATAGGACATTGGAAACTCAGCTTGGATTTGTACTATATGAATTAGAAGGTAGTGAAAGAACTGCTGCAACAAATATTCGTTCAACACGTACTGTTGAAGATGCAGCAAGAACAATTGATTTATTATATGAAAGAAGTGATGGAACAAAAAGAGAAGTAAGAGTCACATATGCCCGTGATGCATTAGCGAGGTTCAGATAATGGTTACGGTTCCGCAAATTAATATAACTAATTTAAATCAATCTTTATCTTCTTTATTAAATAGAGTTAATTTTGATGTAATTCAAACTGCTGCTGCAAATACAGCAACACAACTTCAAGCTGCAACAACTACTACCTTAGGAGTCAACGTAAATGATGTGGTAGGAGGTTGGCAAGGCCTAACTGCTGAAGTTGATGTTGTTGATATTACTTCTGTTTCTAATCGTGGTATTGCATTATTACAAGAAAATCCACCAGGTGTAAATTTAGTAAGTACTTTTGATGGAGGTGCTAAAACTGCACTTCAATCCATTACTGGTTTAAATTCAGAAATTGCGGAAGGATTAAATGTAATAGTTGCAGCACTTCCTACAGCTGAGGGTGTTGGTGCCGCATTAGAAAATCTTTCAACCTTAAATATAGATCAACTTGCACCAGCAATGCAATCAATTGCACCACAAGAATTACAGTCACTTGCTGCTACATCTGCTATTAGCCAATTAACTAATTCTGGTATTTTTAATAATTTTTCAAGTACAGTTACTGCGGTTACTTCTAGTTTCCAAAATTATTTAAATCAAGGATTTGGCCAAACTATAAAAGATTTAATTGAAGCTGATACTCAACCAGTTAGATTTGCAATTACTCAGTTAACTCAAGATACAGGTATTCGTGTACCAGAATCTATTAAACGACAAGTAACTTTACTTTTAGATCAAAAAGACTTTCTTGGAGCAGCTCAACTTTTAGAGCCGTTTTCAAATCTTGATATTATTTCTTTAGAAACTGAATTATCTCAAGTAAATACAACTGCAAGTAGTTTAATTAATCAATTTAATCCAGCAACAAGCGCATTTGGTACTTCAACAGCACCAGTTTTTTCTTTAGGAAGTTTAGAAAATACTTGGAATGATACGGATACATCTGTTCGAAGACCGGGATCAAGTAGTAGTAATTCATATGCATTTACTATTATAGGTAGTATGGAAGAATTGGAAGCTGAGTTAAGAACAGCAACAAGAGAAATTACAGAAATAGTTATTCATTGGACAGCTAACTATATTGATCAAGCTCACATTGGTGCTGAAGATGTACATGCTTGGCATTTAGAACGTGGATTTAGTGGTTGTGGTTATCATTATATTATTAAACGTGATGGTAGTATTCAACGTGGTAGACCAATTAATCTTGAAGGAGCTCATGCTGCTGACTTAGGTCACAATAATTATAGTATTGGTATTTCACATGTGGCCGGTTACAATTGTACTTCCGGAACACCAAATCCAGATAGATATATTTCAGCTGAATCAATTAATGATGCACAATGGAGATCGCAGCGTGATTTCCTTGAAGTATTCTATAGAGTATTTCCAGGCGGACAAGTACTCGGTCATAATCAAATTGCACAGAGTGGTAAAGTTGATCCGGGTTTTGATGTTGACGCATATATCCTAAATACATTTGGTAAAAGAAATGTATACGCATATAATAGAGACCTACCACCATTGAGTAGAGCCGAACTTATTGCGGCACGAGGAGTAGTTGTATGACAACAATTAATGATGAATTACAGGAACGTATAGCCAGACTCGGCCCTATTATTATAGAGCAAGGTTTAGAGCAGGATTTGTCTGTAGATCCTACCGGTTTATTTCCACAAATTCAAACATGGTTTACGTCAAGTCTAAATAGACTTTCCTATGGTGCTGATGTTAGTACAATAAATCTTGGCGGAGGATTTAATCAAACTGATGTAGCATTAGGTACACCAGTAGCATCAATGCGTACACGTAATCGTGCAATTACAACTGGTTCAGGTCATAGTTTAGAGTTAGATGATACACCTGGTAATCAACGTATTATTTTTCGTCATAATACAGGTAATGGTATAGAAATTAAATCAGATGGTAGCATGATTATTTCTGCCGGGAAACAAATCATTTCAGTTACCGAAGACCAAAAAATTATTATTGAAGGTAATGCTACAATTATATATGGCGGTAATGTTGATATGCAAGTAGCAGGAGATTTTAATCTTTCAGTTGCTGGTGATTATAATTTATCTGTTGGTGAAAATAGAAATGAAAATGTAGAAGGAGCATATCGTTCTACAACTGAAGGTAATCAAGGTCATATTATTAAAGGTAGTTTATCAAATACTATCCTTAAAACTTCAACAAATACTATTCTTGGTGATAATAATACAATTACAAAAGGTAAAGCACGTTATACATCACAAGGTGATATGCAGATTGCTTCTGGTGCAACTACTAGACTATCCGCAAAAACAAATATGTTCCAAAGTGCTTCAAATATGAATATTGCGGCATCTGATTTATCTGTATTTGGTGCAACAGGTACATTCGGTGGGGAAAATATAGTAATATATGGTAAAGGTGCTACATTTGGTGAAGGTGTAACGGCACCAACATTTCATGGTGATTTGGATGGTAATGCTGCAAATACATTTGCTCAATCATATGGTGAAGCAGCTACATCTGGGGGCGGATCAATTACAAATACTGCAACTCCAACCACATCACAACCAACATCCACTGTTCTGAGTAATTATTTAAATAATACACCATATGGAACAGTAACAGTAAGTGTTGATATTGGTGATCACTTCTTACGTGCGCTGAATCGTTCTGATGCAACTGGAGGTCTTTCCTCTAGAGATCTTACTACTTCAGAAATCCGTGCTCTACTAAGAACTGAAGGTGTTCGTAATGATCCTAAATTTATTGGTAATGCAATTGCATCAGGTACACTTTCTCCATCTTATTCACAAATAAATCCACCAAATATTACCCGAATATCTGGTCGTGCTCCTGAACCTTATAGAGGTAATAATCCAGCCGGGCGTAGAGCCCCAGGTTCAGATACAAGATTCTTGGTACCTGATGATTTAACTGAAACAGGATTCTTACCTTATATTCCAATTACATCTTCAACAATAATTACAAGAAAAACACCTATTGCTGAAGGTGTATATCTTTCTCGTTATCTTGGTGGTATAGGACAGCAAGGTAGATTATCACAAATACCTGTAACAAGACGTCAACAAATTGCCAGAAATTTACAACCAAATGCAGAAATATTTAGAAGAATTCTTTCAAATAAAGAATCAGATTTTAATAATCATAGATTAATAGTTGCGGAAGGATTATATCAACCAACTGATGCTGAACAAGCATTTTCAGGTTGGTCAACAAGTATTAATAAATTACGTTCTGAAGGTAGAGCAGTTGTATATGAATTTCATAACTCAAACGGCTTAATTGATATTGCAAAGACATTTGATCTTGCTGTTTACTTAAAAACAGTAACAGTATTTGAAAAATTAATTTTGGATTATGACACATATGCTATTGATGGGGCATTAAATACTCAGATTATTATTATTATGCCAGAACTCAGTTCCAATTATGAGGTTTCCGATGGTGGGTTTATAAAAGATGTGGAAACACGTTATAATGGATCAATTATGTCAAGTACGGATCTTTTGGAAATTAACTTATAAAAGGTATATAAATAATGTGGTATACTATAACCCCCATATAGGAACTATATTATTATACCATGTTTTTTGAAAATGTAAACCCCCTTTTTAGAAAAAAGTAAGATGGTAACAAGAGCTTTTGCAGTTGAAGATGGTAATTTAAATACGGCGTCATTGGTGACCAGCCGTAATAGATTATATAAAGATATTGATCTTACTTTTGCTAAAAAACCATCAGGTGAGATTTATAAGAAAACCGATGCAGCTGCCGTAAAACAAGCGGTAAAAAATTTATTATTAACAAATAAATTTGAAAAACCATTTCAGCCAGAATTCGGCGGCGATTTAAATAATTTACTTTTTGAATTGGTTGATAATGATACCGTATATGAAATTGATGGCGCAATTAGAGAAGCAATTAGAAAATATGAACCAAGGGCAAGAGTTAGACAAGTTGCAACAAATCTACAGCCTGATGCAAATAGCATAAGTGTTACAGTAACATTTCAGATTATTAGTACAGAAGAAATAGTAACGCTTGATACAACCATTACGAGGTTAAGATAATATGGCTACAAATATTCAGTCAACCCAGCTTGACTTTGCCACAATTAAGAATAGCTTAAAAACTTATTTAGCTCAACAAACTGAGTTTACAGATTATAATTTTGAAGCCTCTGGTTTATCAAATATCTTAGATGTTCTTGCACATAATACACACTTTAATGGTTTAATTGCAAACTTTGCTTTAAATGAATCATTTCTTAATACCGCACAGTTAAGATCATCTGTTGTATCACACGCTGAATCACTTGGTTATAATCCAAGATCAATTACATCCGCAATTGCTTATTTAAATATTTCCGTAAGAAATACGGATACTGGACGACCAACAACGGCAACACTTCCTAAGTATTCAATATTTACAGCTACAGTTGATGATGTAACATATTCTTTTTATACTCTTGAAGCATATACTGCAACTGATGATGGAACCGGAAATTATGTATTTTTAAATTCCAATGGTACTACTGGTATACCAGTTGTTGAAGGCACATTAAGAACAAAGACATTTTATGTTGGTTCCACAACAGATAGATTAATTTATATTGTACCTGATACTACCATTGATACCTCAACCGTCACAGTAAATGTATTTAATTCAGCAACATCATCAGATTTTCTTACATATACACCTTTATATGATGCAATAACTGTAAATACAGCTTCAACATTATATCAATTAAGAGAAGCACCGAATGGTTATTATGAATTAATTTTCAGTGATGGTATTACAACAGGTAGAGCTCCTGTTGCCGGCAATAAAATTGTTCTTACATATCTC